TATCAAAGATATAGGAATTGAATTTTTGTACATGAATAACGGCGTTCTCACAACATATGAAGTTGGTAACACCGAACACGTTCTAAAGTTTGAGATTAAGTGTTCCACGGACAAGCTTGAGGGTCTAACCAAAGTTCCATTGGACAAGTTTTTGAAAAAGAAGAAGAAAAAGGAGAAAGTAAAGAATCTGGGAAGCGAGATTCTGTACAACCAGGAAGTCTATATTTACATAGGCATTATTGCCTTCTTCGGTATTGTATTGATGTTTCTTATGAAAGGGGGATCTAAAGCCCCACCCGTTCCACCACCCACTTAGCGGGTAATGGCATAGACGGGCTGAGCAGGCTTGGATACGCGAGTAGACACGGTGGAGATCATCATGTAGACCGCGATAGAGAGGAGGGTAGTAAGCACCGCGGTGAGAGCGTACTGGGTACCACCATTCTTGGGCACCTTAATGACCTGGTTAATGATGAAACGGACGACATCCATCCAGGACATCGCCGCCGCGAAAGAGAAACCAGCAACAATCGCATTGAGAGACTGGGTCTCCAGTTCCTGGGTAACAAGGGTGACAGTTTGCATAGCCGCCTTCATCGTGAGTAGTATACTATAGGTTAGGAAAATTATTTATTCTGGTAACAATTCTTCCTTTTCAATTTTTTTATACTTGGTTTTTTTAACGTTTTTTGAATTCGCAAAGAGTTGATCGTCCCCTGATATATCTCCGCTAGAGCTGCTGTCTGAATCGTTATCACCATAAACATGAAGTTTTACTCCAGAATCGTCAAAGTTCCAACCTTCAGGCTCCCATTGGCTCATTACTATTAATAGCATTTTTTAACATCTGTTCTGTCGGGTTTTGTGGCACCCATGAATCCCAGCGATCGTATGCCTCGTTAACTCGAATGAACTGTGGATCTACGCCTGAGTATCTCTCAAATGTGGGACACTCGTTTGAGTCTACAACCTCCATTTCCTCATCATCAGAGTCATCTTCGTCTTCGTATAGATCTGGGAACATAGTTCCAACAGTCTCACCAACTGCGTTCATAGCACAGTATTTCATCGCATATTCCATGTCTTCTGAGAGTAACGTGTCTCTCCCACAAGCCTTGCAATATTCGGCTGCGAGTAGGGTACCCTTTTCAAAAACAGGAAGAAGAATGTTAGTCATTGTTTCAATGTACTGTTCAGCCATTCTGTCTCCAGCATCACCAAAACCACTTTGCATATTCATCTTTAGTATTTAAGAGTAAAAAGAGATTGCGCAATTCCCTCACCAACACGGAGAATATTGTGGTTTACTGCGTAGACCCGAATTTGTCTGGCAAAATCTGGACACGACGTTAGACTTAGGTGGAGTATTTGCTCTTTTACGTTACTCATATTCACCTGCCCAGTTGGATAAGCCTCCTCTGGTTGTAAAGCAAAGCTATAAGAATAGAATCTCCTAATGAGTTGTGTCTTGGAGTGATGTATCGCCGCCTGGACAGCTTTCAACATAAGAACATTGCCAGTTTCTTCTGTAATAATGTCCTGACCATCAAACTTTAGAGTGAGATAATTGAGGTTCTCGTAAAGAATGCGCTTGTTGTCAACTGTAAGAGCCGTATTATCGTAATCAAATGGTGTTACGAAGTTACCCTGTGATACACCATTACCTCTAGTACCTTGTCTTTGAATCACAAAGTAGAGTTCCTTGACTGGATTTCTAAAGTCAAGATTGAACGTTCCCTCATTAATGCCTACACCCACATCAAATACATTCTGTTGTACCTGTGTTATGATGTAGTCCTTCTTCATCTTCTGCATCTTGGATCTCTCACTTTTATCCAAAAACACAACTTCCGTAGAGAGTTTAAAGTCCTTAATGTGTATATTGGGGGGTGACGTAACACGATCACCGTCAATATCAACCATGATTTCTTCGGGTTTTCTAAGTGTAATTTCAACCTCAACTTCTTGCTTGTTTATGGCACATAGGGGTATAGCAAGTTCTGGATGTTTGTAAAAGTAAAAGGGTAGATCAACAAAGAAGTTTTCATCTGAACTAGCACCGAGTGTACCTGTTATGATGATACCTTTGTTAGGTATGAGGACACCATTAACGACCGTAGCTGGATCTACTTCACCCACCAGTTTATCACTCGTTCTAAGTGAATACTTTCCAATGAGTTGTTCAAGTGCTTTTTGCTTCGTTTGTGTAACGTTGTGCTCTGAATATATTTGGAGATAATCACTATAAAGCCTTTGAACTATGGTACCACCTATGATGAGATCTACATGATCAATTATGGCATGACCAACCGATTCTACGTATACAGGATTACCTGGAATTTCTGGTAGAGTCATTTTTACACTCAATGTTTTCAATAGATCACCTTGATTTTGTGGAATCTTGAACTTAATCTTTTTCCCAAAATCCGCTTCATTTTCCGGATCTAAATCATCGTACTGTGTAGAAAAGTTTGCATGCTTCTTAAAAGCTTCTACAAAATGACTGTAGTCTGGATTCCTCGTGAAATACCTGTCTTGGGATCCAGACGTTAGCATCTGTATTCTACCAGCCATTACTAATATAACTACCTAAAATTTTAAACCGGCTAATCCACTCTCAAATCTGAGGATATTGTAGTTTATGGCGTACACCCGTGTATTATTGTAATCTGTTGTAGTTAATGGATCAATCTCAATTGTAAACAGTTTATGAGATATACGACTCATATTCACCTGCCCCGTTGGATAGTACATCTCGGGTTGTAAGGAGAAGGAATACATACCAAATTTAGATGACGTCGGGTTAGTTGGAGAGGGAGCCTGTGGAGAGTTTATATGATGTTTGAAAGGTTGTTCATAGGTCAGAAACAGATTGTTCCTATTGAAAACAACCTCATTGTTAAACCGAAGTTCAGCATTTGTAATTGTATTATACTGATTTGGATAGTTATTTTGAACTGAATCCTCTGATTGTGATACAAATAGGAGTTCCTTTACAGGGTGAGAAAACTTGAGTAGCACAGATTTTTTCTTTTCACCGGGATCCATCTTGAATTTGGCAATCTGGAGTTGTGTAATGACGTAATCAATTGGTCTAGATACCAGGAATCCCTTTTCATCATCAGTGAGATACACAAACTCTGTATCCAATGAGAACTTCTTTATAGAAGCATTAATCGTTTCAGGTGCACCAAAGTGTATAAGTTCTCTCAGGGGTCTCGTCTTGATTCTAACCTCCACGATTTGTTTTGTGAGGGCACATGTTGGTATAGATAGACTAGGGTTTCTATAGAAATAGAATGGTAAGTCTAAAAAGTATGAGTACTCACCAGTATATGCAAGTATGTTACCATGTCCATTTAAGAAGTATAGAGTCTGTTCAATATCATCATTGGTACTATGAAGCTGCTGATACATGTAAATGTATTCCCCTGTAATCTTTTGTACAACTTGACCACCAATAACCAATTCAGCGTAATCTATAAGATGTGATACTATAGATTTACTCCATACGTTGGCACTGGGGTTTGGATTTGTGAGAGTAACCTTAAGGTTAAGGTTCTTGATGAGATCCCCCTTGTCACCAGGAATTCTACATGTGAGAAGACTACCGAAATCAATCTTCCCATCAAACTGGCTCTCTACATAGTCGAACGAAAACTTCGTATGCCTCTTGAAATTCATCAGGAAATATGAAAACTGTGGTTCACCAGTTAACCACTGATCTTGGATTCCTGATGTAGCAAGTCTTAATCGACCAGCCATTCCTACTGTATATGAGTAAAATTTTGGTAAATAAAACGGAGCGCTATACTAGAATGAATCTTCAGTTGAAGAAATTCAAACCTGAGACTATCACGGATGATCGGGTTTGTGTATTCATAGGAAAGCGTAATACAGGTAAATCAACCCTAGTTAAGGACATTATGTATCATAAGAAACATTTACCAGCGGGGATAGTGCTTTCTGGAACAGAAGAGGGAAATCATTTTTATTCCGAATTCATTCCTGACCTATTCGTATATGGTGATTACGATCGAGATGCTATAGAGAGGGTTATGGCTAGACAGAGAAAGCTGGTTGGTGGGGGGAAAACAAATTGTGGAGCGTTTATGCTTTTGGATGATTGTATGTACGATTCGAAGTTTCTAAAGGACACATGTATTCGGCAATGTTTTATGAATGGTCGTCATTGGAAGATCTTCTTTATGCTTACAATGCAGTATGTCATGGACTTACCACCAGCTCTTCGTGCTAACGTGGATTATGTCTTTATTTTGAGAGAGAACATCATACAAAATAGAGAGAAACTGTACAAGTCATTCTTTGGGATTTTTCCATCTTTCGAT